GGTAAATCTGACACTAGCACTATTTTAAATGCAATCGGACCTTACACTACTAATATACAGAACTCATTCTTCAATGACAATTATACTTACGTTGCATCAACTGGTATACCAAACTATTCTATAGGTCCTTTTCCTGGTTCTGCTCTTTTACCTGGCAACCAACGTAAATTAAATAGATTCCCTGCAATACCTACTACAATATCTACAAAGAATACTATTTCTTCAGGTCCTATTGGTACATGGGTAAATGGTGTTTCTGTATGGTCATACAAGTCAACACAGAGTAAAACCTTTGGTGCTATTACTAGCATTGCAATTACTAATGCGGGACAAGGTTATGATGCTGCATCTCCTCCTGTTATCACTATTTCTGGTGGTGGGGGAACTGGTGCTGCTGCTAGTGTTATAGTCAATGGTTCTATCTCTGAGATCACAGTCACAGAGGGAGGTTCTGGATACACATCATCTCCTCTAGTATCAATCGTTGGTGGTGGCGGTTCAGGAGCAGCAGCGACTGCTATTATTACAAAGGGTGCTGTAAGCCGTATTTTGATCAACTCTGGTGGTACAGGTTATACTTCTCAACCTTCAATTACTATTGTTGGAGGTGGTGGAACTGGTGCAACTGCAACTGCAAACGTCAGAGGTCCTATTCAATCTATTGCTGTAACAAGTGGTGGTGCTTCATATACATCAAATCCTGATGTGACATTGAGTTCTGGATCAGGTGCTGTTGCTCAAGCAATTGTACAGAATGGTCGTATTATATCAATCGCTATCATTTCTGCAGGATCTGGTTATACAACTGCTCCTATAGTAAGTATTCAAGGTGATGGTTTTGGTGCTGTTGCAAGAGCAGGTATTGATATTGATGGAGAAAACGCAGGTAGAGTAACAAGTGTCGAGATTCTCAACAGAGGTATTGGATATATTCAAGGAACTACACTTATTAACTTGACTTCTGTTGGTCAAGGTGCATTATTTACAGCAAATGTATTCCAGTGGACATATAACTTACAAGCAACTAGTTCATTAGATACTGCAAAGGGTGGAGTATTTGAAGGATATAATAATCAGTATGGTGGTGAATATGCTCACTTATCAAACCCACAAAGATTGAGATATCTTCTTGGTGATAACTTATTTGAAAATAATGCAGGATTAATAAAAGAACAAGAAACTCAGTTAGAACACTCTCCTATTATTGGTTGGGCATTTGATGGTAATCCAATTTATGGTCCTTATGGTTATTCAGATCCTACTGATCAGAACTCTTCTATTGCCAAATTAAACACCTCATATCGACTTAAAGCAGAACTTGTATTTAATGCTGTTACAAACCAAAATCCTGTTAGAACAGCAGGTCCTCTTCTTTCTGAAGAAGTTGCAGGTAAATTTGTTGAAGATTATGAATATGCTTTTGGTTTAGGTGATCTTGATCAATACAATGGTCGTTTCTGTAAAACACCTGATTATCCTCAAGGTAGATATTGTTATTTTGTAACTATTGATAATACTGAAGATGGTCTCCCTCTTTTCCCATATGTTCTCGGTCCTAGTTTTAACTCTGTTGTTGATAGTTGGAACTTAAGTGCTAGTGCTGTTCAACAAAATATTCCTACAGGTGTTGTTAGATATCGTGATCCATATGAGAACGTTGATATTGACGTTGAGAGGGCACCAAATGCCTCTACAAACGCTCTAACACTAGAAAATGGTGATATACTACTATTTGAAGTAGAAGACGAAGATAGAAGTGGTATTATTGATCAAGATGAAATTGATGATCCAGATCAGGTTTTTGAAGAATCTCCATTACAGTTATTTGATTACTTCCCTAAAGTAAAACTTGATTCTAAAGTTGATATTGAAGTTGAAACTATTACTAAATTTGAAGATGCATCAGTAACAGGATTCACTATTGAAAATCCTGGTATCAGTTATCAGGTAAATGATAGATTGATATTTGATAATACTGGCACTGATGGTTCTGGTGTTTCTGCTCGTGTTTCTAGAATTAAAGGTGAATCAATATTAACTTATGGTTTTGAAAACACTAGTGGTGATAATTTTGGTCTTCTTAAAACTACAAATCCTCATAATTTGATTGCAGGAGATACAGTATTTGTTGATTATACTCCTGTGATGGATAATACCAACAAATCTTATATCGTACGTCAATATAAAGGTATTGAAGAGATTCAAATCGATCAAACTGGATCTGGTTATAATACAGATATTCCCCCAACAATTATTATTGATGGTAATGGATCTGACGGTAGTCTGGAAGCAGTTGTTACTAGTGTAGGTTCTATTGACACTGTTAATATTTTAAATTCTGGTTCTGGTTATACTACCAATCCTAGAGTTATTTTATCTCACCCACAGGTATTCAAAAAAGCAGATTACTATGTTTCATTGATTGAAAACGAAGATTATGTATCTGTAAATGATGTATTTGTAAATGATAATAAAGAAGTTTATATTTGTGGTAAAACACATGATATATCAGATAATACTGTTGCTTTTGTTGCAAAACTTTCTGCAACTGGTGTTAAAGAATGGGAAGCAACTTTAGAATTAACTGGTGGTTTAGATGATGCAGAATTCCAAAAGATATATGTTGATAATAAGGATATTTGGATTGCAGGTAGAAACTTCCCTAACTCTTCTCTTTTAAATGCATATAACCCAGATATCATATTGGTCAAGTATGTAGAAGCAGAAAACGGTCTTAGTGCAACACTTAATTTCCAAAGAGCATATGCAGGTATCTCTGGATCCACTCGTTCAGATGAAATTACTGCACTCACTAAGTTTTCTGACACTAGATTCGTTATTGGTGGATATACAAATACCAACTCTGCTAATCCTTACGATGCTTTTATTGCTCTAGTTGATACTACTGGAACCTTTGCTATTAAAAGAAAACTTACATCACCAAGTAGTTCTGAAAAGATTACTGATATCGTAGTTAATGGAAGTGATGTATATTTCTCTATGGAGATTGCATCTAGTGTTTCTGCAACTGCAATTGATGTTGGTTATGGTAAAGCAACTATTGGAACTAGTGCAATTACAATTCCTTTCATCAAACAGATCAGCAATACAGTATATTCTTTCTTGAATACTAGTATCGCAATAGATGAGTTTAATGAAGCATATATCACTGCTACAACTAGACTTAAGTCTGACAATACAACCACAACTGGTTTTTGGGTAGGTAAGTTTAATCTTACTGGAGATGTAATTTACAATAAGAGATATGCTGTTGCAGATGGATCTATCACTGCAGCAAGTAAGTGTGTTATTGATATATTTGGTGATCTTAACGTAGCAGTCAGTAAAATTGCTACAACTGATTCAGTGCGTACAGCAGAGTGTATTAAGATTGGATATGATGGTGTAATTAAGAGTCATACAACTCAACAGTTCAATCTTAACAATATTGAAGGTATTACTGTAAATTCTCTTGATGTTGATAACTCTGGAGATGTTCATCTATTTGGTCAAAGTTCTTGGAATAGAAATGAGTTTATCTTTGATTTTAATAGTGGTGAACAAACAGATACAACTGGTCACTACACCTTAGATTCTATATCAACTACCAACTCTATTACTTACGGTGATAATGTTGCTAAGATTTATGGTTACAATCCCGCAGGATCTAACTCTACTTGGGTAAATTCACAACTTAGAATTACTGCTGCTCAGTTAGGAACAAAATTAAACGATAATTGGACTATTGAATTTGGACTCTATAAAGAGGCAAGTTCTTCTCAAACATTATCTCAAACACAACACACATTAGTTTCTATTGGTGATGCTGAAGATGCTACAGGTGGTCTTTGGTTATATTATGATGTTTCTACTGGAAAACTAGAATTAGTAGTTACAAACAATACCACTAAATTAAATTCTGCAGGATCAGCACTTCAGTCTACATTAACTACAATGTTTGCTGATAATACATGGCAATATATTGGACTTAAGAAAGAAGGTAATCAATTTACTGCATATGTAAATGGACTTCAAGCATTTACAGGAAGTGTTGCTTCTACAGCATTAGGTAGTAAGGATTTACGATTTGGAAATATTACTGGTAGAGATGGAACTGCAGGAACTGTTCGTAAGAATGAACAGGGTCAATACTTTATTGATCATCTCAGACTTAGAAATAGAGCAATCACTCCTAGCGTACCTAGTGATGTTACTGCATTCCCAACTACAGGTGCTTTTGCCTTTGCATATACTTGGGTTGATACTGCATGGTTTACTACTAATCTTGCAAAATATGATTATATTGATTACGAAGGTTGGGGTCTTAAGATTGATAAAAATGCTGATGCTGCAAGGATTGGAACTCAAACTGTTCAGACTAATACTCAAGTTGGATTTATTAGAACAAGTGTAAGTCCAGTAACAGGTGTAGATCTTACTATTACTAATACTGGTTTTGGTTTAGGTGATGCAGGATTCCAAAATCTAGACTTTGATGATTCAGCAACCACTATGAATGCGGGCACCGAATCACTTACTTATAAACAAGATATATGGAGTTCTAGAACTGCAACAGTTCCTTCACCAGGTTCTAGAAAACTTAAGGTTACTGCTATTGTTAGAGACAGATATTATTTCAAAGTAACTCCTACATCTAAGATTGATAATATTCAAGAACTTACAATTAACCAATCATTCCAATTTACTGTAGGAAGTAAGTTAAAATTAGTAAATGCTACTTCTGGAGCGTTTATTAATCAAGGATATATTATTTCTACTGATACTACCAATAATAAGGTATTTCTCGCTGTTAATAATAATGCATGGTCTGATGATTTAAACGGAGGACAATTAGTAACTGAACAATTTAGTGAGCAGTCTACTTATGGTATTGTAGGTCCTATTCCAAATGATATTAATATAATTGAAGGATTTAACTTTGCACAAGTAAATAACACAACACCTGGCACATTTGATATTGATCTTGACAAGTATAATTTAGATGGAACTTATAATGCTGCGGGTGGACAAAATTTAGATAGTTTTGCAAAATTTAAACCTCATAGTTCTACTGACTATGCTATAAGAATCGATGAAGTTTCTCCATCAGGATCACCATTTATTGTTGGATCTGTAGTTACAATTACATCATCTGATATTAGTTTTAATGCTGCATATTCTACAGCGCAAATTACTAATCTAACTGGTGTTTTAAAGATTACCTTAGTTGCAAACTTAACTAAGATTTTACAAGTTACTGCAGTAGCAAATAGTGATCAAGTTTATGTAATTACAGGAACTAATCATTATCTATCTACTGGATCTATGATCTATGTTGATGGTAATCCTACTCAAACTATTGGATCTACCACATATGATGAATATGATGGATCATTTGCAGTTACTCAAATTGTTAGTGGTAGAGAATTTGTATATAAACTTCCTAGTGCTGCATTAACTGCACCTGCTACTAGTGCAAATGATGTTAGCATATATGTCAAGTCACCTGTTCTTAAAATGTATTATGGGCATCAATATTTGTTTGATGTCAGTCATTCTTCAATGGCAGGTGGTAACCTATCTTTCTCTAAGGATAACTTAAATAAATTAGAATTGCTTTCAATAACAAC